ACTGCTGCAAGAATAACTTGTGTAAAACCTGCGGGAACTACTAGTCTAGTATTAGGTTCTTCTTCAGGAATCCATGGATGGTTTTCTGAATATTATATTAGGAGACTTAGAGTTCTAAAAACAGAAGCAATTTACACATACCTGCTAAACAAATTACCTGAATTAGTAGAAGACGATTACTTCAATCCTAATCAGGCAATCATATCTATACCTCAGAAAACTCCTGATGGTAATGTGATTACTAGAGAAGAATCTGCATTAGAGATGTTAGAACGAGTCAAAGAATTCTCTGTCAGGTGGGTAATGAGTGGACACAATAGAGGTGTCAATACTCACAATGTATCTGCCACAGTTAATATTCGTGAAGACGAATGGGATGATGTTAAGAATTGGATGTGGAAAAATAGAGACTATTACAATGGTCTTTCTGTTTTACCATATGATGGTGGGTTGTATAAACAAGCACCTTTCGAAGCAATTGATAAAGAGACATATCAAAAAATGTTTATGTTACTTCAGAGCATTGATTTATCTGAAGTTTATGAATCAATGGACAACACAAACTTGCAAGGGGAGTTAGCCTGTGCAGGTGGAGTTTGTGAAATATGAAAATGGATAGAAATAAGTTAATATTTCTTAAATCAGAAATAATATCTTCCATGACAAATAATGGAGCAAAAAAATCTACCGAGGTAGTTTTCCGACACCTCGAAGATGGTTCAGTGACTGCGAAGTATGCTGAAAGAAGAATAGTTTACTATATTAGAATGGGCTATTCTAAAATAAAAAGTTGGGATAAAGTTAAGGAATTGTATGGTGTTAAAAAATACTATACAGACAATAAAGATGAATACGGTGATATATATGAAAATAAAATTCTTGATACCTTCTATAAGTGATAATAGTAATATGCGAAGCAGTTCTTTCTTAGTTAAATCTGATGCAAAGAGTCGAGTGGTTGGTTCTATTCGCAAACATAGATTGAATAAATTCGGTGAATATGAAATTAAAATACCAATGCCATCTATTGCAAGTAGTAGACATGTTAGCGATGACCCACTATTAGTAGAGTTCTCTAATGTTGTTAAAAAAACATTTTTTACAACTATGTGGACTAGCGATAATGATGAATTTATTACATATGTTACCTTTAGGTACAATGATGGTGATAGTTCTATTCTATTAAGAAAAGATTCGTCTAGATATCATATGAATGGGGTGCATAAGAACATGAAGGATATTGTTTCTGCACTATCAAAGATAATTATGTTTGGTGCAAATAACAGAAGTGCTGTTGCTATGAATAATTACATAGACCGATGTATAAATTATCCTGAAAATGTAATGTATGCATTAGAGAACAGAATGCCATATCATTTTTATGAAATGGGGCAGAAGATATCTGTTAGGATTAATTTAACTGCTATCAGTAAAAAAGAAGTCGCCCTAGAATTATGTGATGGTATTTGGGGAAGTATAAACATTAAAGATGTCAACACCTTGATTGATAGTTACCGATATAATAAATCAAGGTCTACTAAGTGGGCTAATATTTCTCCTAAAAAATTGTGGACTAACATAATGAAATCAGAACCTAGTGATTCCGAACTTACATTAATGACAGCATGGTTGAAACAAAATAGAACATCTAAGATGGTGGAAACTAGAGCCAAAGAACTATTGGTAGAATTAGATGATTCTCATAAAGAGTTATTTTTAATACGTAATAAAAAGTGGCTTTCTAAGTACTTTAGTAAACTTACAATATCTAAAACCTATGATTTCTCAATGTTAGTAAGAGGGAAGTTAGGAGACTGGATTGTTTATCCTTCTTCTCCTGATTCTAGACATCAAAGTGTTAAAGTTGTATTCGTGATAGGTAAGGAAGGTAATGCATATGGTGGAGGGTTCGAATATCTTGGGCCTTTCTGTATAGATAATTTACATGGTAATTCTAGTATTGGCGACCAAATAGCAGCAAGGGCAATGATATTGAAGAATGATGTAGTGGCTAAATCAATGATTCATACTCTAGCACGTGTTGACTCTACAACCTATCGACTAAGTGATAGTGATGTATTTAATTTAACACATACTGAAGAATCTATGCCTGTCAAGAAATGGGTCGAAGATAAATATCCGGGAGCGTTGTATAAATGATGGCTTGCGTTGAGTGTAATCACAATACATACTACTTCGACGAAGTATTGGGTGAAAAAGTGTGTTCAAGTTGTGGGTTGATTCAAATGATACGACCCTTTGAAGAGACGGTTAAGTGGAAAGAAGATTCTTCTTACGAAGTAACAAGAGATTTAGGTTCTCATATTATTGAAACTCCTACTAAGATGAGTTATAGACTTAAAACACAAAATATTTGGAGCAATCCCTATACTGAAGCAGATAAGAGAATGTTTAGATTGTGTAATATGATATTGTCTTATTACAATGTTTCCTCAGACATTAGGAATAGTGTCAAAGGATATTTTATCTCATTAAAAAATGAACATGTTTTACGAGGTATACCAATAGAAGATAGAGCAGCAGCATTAACATATTTTATGTTAAAGGAGGCAGGTGTCCCAGTTGTTTTGAAACAACACAGTGGATATAGTAAAGTGAGTAAAAGTAAGATATCTAAATACGCAAAACGTATTGCAAGATTCTTTAGAAAATCACACATACTGTCATCACATAACCCTGTTCTAATAACAATAGGTATTCTTGACAAATTAGATAATGTATCTTCTAATTATAGAAGTAAATCAATACGAGTTGTTGAACACATTGAAGTGTTTTTCAATGAGGTTGGTAAAAGATATACTACCAATTTAATCTGTGCTACTCTTTGGTTAGTAGGACAGATGGAAGATGAAATCCATACACAAACAGAGTTAGTAGATAAGTCAGGAAATGCTTCTACAATCGGATTGCGTATGGCAACCAAGGACTTGTCTAATTCATTAGGTCTTACTAAAAAAGAACTAATGGAAATGGATGTAGACCAATTTTTAAGCGGGGCATATTGATGGAAGATAATATAATACAAACACTAAAGAAAATGCAATACCATTTTAGTATGGTAATAGAAGAATACGAAAAACTACCACAGTTGAGGAATGTAGTGCGAAGAACTGTGTTAGAAGATGCACTAAGTGTCGTAGGCGCAACAATGGATGGAATCACGCATGAAATAATCGATGCATGGAGACACCAACAACAACAAAAAATATATTATGGAGATAATGAAAATGAACAGAAAGAAAATAAAGATAGAAACTAAAAGTGGAATGACAACAATAGATGTATCCGAATGTGTTGCCTTTACCGTGGCTAAAACCCCAACTTCAATGTTGAAGAAGGCAATGTATGTAATTGATATACATATGAGAAGCGGTACAATATTTACATCGGAAATAGATGAACAAACCCTAATACTTTTCAGTGGTATTTGGGAAGGTGATTTGAAATGAGAAGAGTTATGATTGTAGGAGCAGGAGGAATTGGTAGTTATCTAGTACAGTTTCTCAAGAGAATGAATCAAGCACACAGGAATAACACTCCAAATACTCATCTGTATGACATTACTGTATTTGACGATGATGTTGTGGATAGAAAGAATCTTGGTTATCAAGCATTTGATGAATTAGATATAGGTGAAAAGAAAGTAGAATGTATCCAAGGTATTAACGCACAACCATTTAATGTACTTGTAGAAAAACAACTTAAAGGATATGATTTAGTTATCTGTTGTGCAGATAACCTAGCAGTAAGACGTTTATTATACAAACAGGGTTTTGGGAATGATACAAAATTAAAGTGGTTAGACCTACGTTCCACTGGAAGGAACGCTGCATTAGTATCATACAAAATAAATCCGGACTTAATGAATACTCTTTTAGCAGGAGAAGAAGGTTCTTTTTCATGTCAAGCACAATCATGGGATGGTAGTGCGGAAGATATTAACTGTATGAATATGGTAATAGCAGGTATGGGTGTTCAGTGGATTCAACGTTGGTTTAATGATAATGATGATGTTATAGATATGAAGATGGTGAACCTATGAGAGCAGCATCTAAAATTCATGTCGAGTATGAAGTATTGAAATTTATCATGAATGAGATAGACCTAACTTTACTGGAACAAGAGATGTGTCCGACCGGAGATGCAGTCGCGTTAAAGAGATTTAATGACGGTGCAGAATCTGCTGCTGCTTTAGTAAACAATATGATTGTGAGAAGACTGCACAGGTTGCCGAAGACACATCCTGCCTACAAGGAGAAGGGAGAATGAAGTACATCTGCTTCTCAATATTAGGTAAGACTCTTTGTGGTAAAGAGGATGAGCCTGTTCCTGAACACTTGGCAAATAGTAGAAGGTTATGTAATGACTGTATTCAAGTTATGTGGAGGGAACAATATAGAAGAGATATACTTGTACGACAAGAAGTATCGAAAGTCGATGTAAAGAAAACTATCAAGAGGAAAGTAGAATCTCCGTTGGAACACATACCCAAACCAACTAAAACATTGAGGTATTATTTGAAGGTGAAAATATGAGTAAAGAAGACGCAAACATAGATGATATATCAGAAGAAGATGTCGGTGAAATAATGGATGTGATATCTACCGACGGATATTACAAACAAGCAGAGATTGTGCAAGTATCTTGCCCTGCTTGTGGTGAAGAGTTCTTAGGAACTAAAAGACATGCAGGTGGATTCATTGCAGGTCATAGAGCATATCATGAATTTGAAAATGCTCAGGATACAATAGTAAAACAAATGGGAGGAATATAAATGAATAAAATAGAAATGAAACAATGTAGTATATGTGAAGATGTAATAGATATTAAATATACAGAAGAAGGTGTGCCTTATTGGACAGAAGGACATAACGCAGAACCAATAAATAATGGTAGGTGTTGTAGTAACTGTAATGATACAGTGGTTATGGCAGTCAGATTAAAAATGGCTTTTATGAATAGTAATGAACCTCTACACGCTAGAGACATTAATAATTTAGTGGGAGCATTGCTTAAAGCAAAGGAAGTGTTGGAAAATGAATGAAATAAAAACAGAAGATAGTGATTGGATAGAAAATAAAATTGAAATTAAGGATGAGAAATGGCAGGATAATATTAGACAAGTATTTCAACAAATACAGTTTAGTTATCCATATCCTAATGCAGCAACAGAAGCATTTTATTCTGTTATTTGGGACATGTCATTGAATGCATTTGATTCTCCTAGAGAAGTACAAGTTATTGTAGATAGCAAAGATGATTTATACATTAGTGTAGGGACGTTTGGTTTCGTTAGTTTCAAGGACCAAGAAGAACAACTAGGTGGTATGAAATTACCAATCAAATGTTGGATACACACACACCCTTTTGGTCAAGCATTCTTTAGCGGAACAGATTGGAACACTATACATACATGGAAATCTGTAATGTTAAGTGCAACTGTATTAGGTGATAACCAATATATTGCATATGATACAGCAACAGAAATTGCAAAGAAAGTAAACTATGCTATTTATCAAAAAGAAGGTTCTAAGAAACCGGCATGGGTTGAAGCAGCAGAAAAAGCATTGGAGGAAGAATAATGAATATAGAAAACAGTAGACAAACAACATTAGTTGAATTCGGTTTAATCTTTAACTGAATGGTGTAACATATATAGCCTTCCACTATCTCCGAAGTAATAGGTTGAATACTATGACGACTATGAAACAACAAATAATATCATTACTTCTAGTGTGTATAATGCTAGCAGGATGTACAGAGAGCATACCATCACCAAGTGAAATTTTTAGTGATGATGAACCAACAAACGAATGGGTAACAGAAACAGGAGAGTTTACATTAGAAATGAGCAACAACACTAATCAAACGTTAATCTATGCTCCTACTATATGGTTAGATGTTAATACATCATATGGAGCGTTAGAGATAGGTGGTCTAAATTATACCGCTACCCACCTAAGTTTCACTGTGACTAACAATACAGTTATCTTTAACAATTATTCTTTTGATATGAGAGGATATATTGTACAGGATACTGTTAATGGGAAGGTATATTGGCAAGAAGGACTCGCTCCTGAATTTGGCAATGCCACTTTACATTTCGCAGCATTTCCTTTTGATGTAACTGTTACCTACGAAGTAACATACAGAATTTGGGATGGCAGAATATGAAGAAGGCTGTAACAATTCGCTTTCCTGCTCCGCTACCTGCGGAAATCCCTTGTCCTATTTGTGAAGGTAATAAATGTAAGGTATGTGAAATGCAGGGTAAGATTAAGGTAACAGTTGATGCTAAAGTACCAATACAAAGACATTTGATTGTTCAGTATGTCGCTGAACATATGGATGAGGTGGCTAATGAGTTATCACAGAAGTTTGGTTTAGTACCTGATGTGCAAACAGAAGATATGTTCGATGTTGAAGGTAAAACGTATGAATTGGTTAAGATAAGTAGTCTCGGTGGTGTTGTTTGGGTTGCACACAGAATAGATAAACAAGAATCACCACGATATTTTAAGTCGTGGAAAACCCTACAACAATTTAGGAGTGGTTGGCTTGAAGGATGAAAAAATAATTGCGAGAATACCAAGAGACGCTAGTAATGAGTTAATCATCAGAACTGGCGAATATTGGAAATTACATGTAGTAGATGTGCGTTGGCATATAAATGGTAATCCTACCAAAAAAGGTATTAGAATGAACATGGACGAGATGAAAGATGTTCACAAGGCTCTCGAAAAAGTAATTAAAATGAGGAATAATAATGAGTTTAATAAAAATGAGCAGGATGTGTGAAGCACTAGAATCCGTAACACCAACAAGAAAAATAGAGATACTTAATTCCAGTCTATCTCACTTTACTGATAAACCAAGAGTTATCAGAATTTTATCACGTGAATATGAGATGAACAATATAGCAGAGAAAAAAGCAGTCAAATGGTTAGCAGATATATTTGGTGTGTTTGAATGGGAAATAGAAGACGCTACTCACAAGTGGTTAGATTTAGGTGAAGGCCTTATTCAAGAAGGGTTTTCTTTAAGTCCTTCTGATTCACAAATATCTACTGAGCAATTTCATAGATTGTTAGAACTAGATTGTTCTTCTATGAATTCTAATAGTTTCTACACCATAAGAGATGCAATAAGAAGTATGTCTGCTTTGGAATTAAAATGGTTTGTTAGATATTGGTTGAGGACACCTAGAAATGGCGTTGATTGTAGTATAGTAACTAAAACATTATCTAAATACTACACTTCAGAAGTCGATGTGTATGCGAAAACTAATTCGTTATCGATGATAGTACACTATCTTGAGAATGATATAACGCCGCCTAACTTAGTACACGGGGCATATGTTAAACCTATGTTGGCTAAAAAGTACAATGGTAAAAATTTACCAACCAATTATATAATTGATACTAAGTATGATGGAAACCGATATCAGATACATAGACATGGAGATAGTGTAATCATCTTTAACCGAAAGGGAAAAATAGTAACTGAACAATATTCAGATATAGTTGAAATAGTTTTGATGTTCAGTACACAGAGTGCAATATTTGACTGTGAGATTTATCCAGTAGACAATATAGGTCAACCGACAGCACATCAATCATTAGCAACAAGAGTACATTCTAAGGATAAAGCAGAAGCCATTCTTAAGTGTCCTGTTAAACTAGTAATATTCGATATTCTGTTAAGTGAGTCAAATGTATTAATAGATAATACTTACGAATCTAGATTAGATGTGTTAAAGAAGTTAGTACCAACAGAATATCAAACTAAATTGTATTCCCATAACAATATCGAAGCCGCATATTACACAGCAATTAACGACGGGTTCGAAGGTATTATGATAAAAAACTTAGATTCCCCATACGAATCTAAGAGAAGTAGTAGTTTATTAAAACATAAACCTCCTAGGGTTGAGTTGGATTTAGTAATTACATCCGGCAACTATGGAACTGGTAGAAGAACTACTGTAATATCTAGTTTCGGTGTTTCTGTAAGGGATGATAATTCAATAACAGGGTTTACTGAAATAGGACAGGTTGGTAGTGGAGTTTCCGAGAAAGAGTTAGATTCTTTAACAGTTCGACTAAAGAAGATTGTTGATTCATATAAAGCAGACACTTTCTATTTCTTACCTAGAATTGTAGTAGAAGTTAGTTGTGATGCAATAACAAAAAATCAAGACGGTTCTTATGGTATGAGGTTTCCTAGAATTCTAAGAATTAGAGATGATAAGTATCCGTCAGAATGTGACACAATTATCACTGTAAGCGATAATTTGTAGCAACATATATTGACTACAACTGTATCGTAGTACTATGTACAACAGCGATACATTGAATGGAATATTCATTTCTCTTGCTAGTGCGGAGGTAAATATTGTGCGTAGTCCCAAATCTAATTTAGGTTATAGAGTTAGATTGAGAATATGTATTAGGGGTAATTCTGATTTTCTATTAGGGATTCAACGTTCTCTATTACAATATGAGATAACATCTAACTACAAAGAATCGGAACACAAAGGTAGACCAAGACCAATATTAATAATTAGTGGATTAGATAATTTAACAAGAGTTCTAAATTTGTTAACTTTGGATACACCGACTAATGGAGAATGGACAACGTTCACTAAAACATTATTCATGGTAAAATCTAAACAACACTTATCCGCAAGTGGATTAGATGAAATTTTAACTATGAAGGGGTTATTATGAAATTGTGTCCTAGATGTAATTTAAGAGAAACAGTTTCTGATTACTGTGTCCCTTGTCAATTGACAGTATCATATGTCAAAGGTGCAGGAGACAAGATTTCAGACGAAGACATCATTGAACACCATGTTTTGAGACGGGTTTCAGATGGATGTAGAGAATGTGGCAGTAAAACATTCTCATATGAAGCAGGAGTAAAGTATGAAAATGACTTACGTTGGTTCATAATAGTAGTAAATTGTAACCAATGTAAAACTACTTACGAAGAAATAATGGAAGTGAGGGCTGTAAATGAGTCTATTGACAATGAACAATAAAAATAGAGCAATAATAATAGTAGGAAAAGAAGGCACAGATAAAATAACTAAAGCAAAAGAATACACATCAGATACTCCTATCATCGTGTATGCTAATGAATATGATATCGAAGACAACCTAAGTATTCCTGCTGATGTTGGAATAATTATCAGAGAGTGTAATTACAAACCTAATATTGACTTAATTAGAAAAACCATCTTACAATATAGAGGACAAACAGTTTTGTGTTCTATGAATCAAAAAGATGTACCTAAGAAGTTATACAATTTATGTAAACTAAAAAGAGCAACCAAGAAATCATTACGAGACGAAATAAATGAAATCGCACCACGTTCAGTTGAACCTCAAAATTATGAAGTAGATATTTTCACCATGGTAGGCGACTACCTTCGTAATTCAAATAGAGATGTTATTGCAGACATGTTGAAAATTTCAGAACCTGCTGATATACAATTTATCTCTTGGCTAGCACCCAATATTCACCCTAACAAATTAATGTTTATTGATGCTAAAGTAAAAAGAAAATGGAATAAAACATACTTCTACGAGATGTTAGCATATGCCCACGATGGTAGAATGTACAGAAAGATGACACCACCACAAAGAAAAGAGTATTCTAGATTACCGAGAATTTTGCGGAGGCTTAAAATGCGGCCTTCTCAAGTATATCTTTTCAAAGACTTACTAAAAAGCCCTGATTTTCAGGACTACTGTAAAAACACACTTTCAGTCACTGAACTGAGAGTACTTAAACTACGTAAAAATAGAACCAGTAAAACAAAAACACCAGTAACACCTTCCACTTCTTTAATGAGATGGTTATAATAAATGAGGAATAAAAATGAATATATTTGTATTAGATGAAAACCCGAAAATAGCAGCAACGTATGTGTTAGATAAACACGCAGTCAAAATGCCCACAGAAAGTTTACAGATGATGTCAACTATTGCAGACCACTTAGGATTTGATAGTCCTTACAAACCTGTAATGTTAAATCATCCCTGTACTATTTGGGCTAGAGAATCCAAGCAGAATTTTGAATGGCTTAAAACACATGCAATTGCATTGTGTCATGAGTACACCAAGAGATATAATAAGATACACAAGTGTGAACTGGTAATTAAAGAATACAATCCAGTTTGGGATAGTCTTCTTTCCGTACTACCGGACATAGGACTAACACCATTCGCGCAAGCAATGCCCGATTATTGTAGAGATACTACTGCTGTTAAGGCATATCGAGACTACTACATGATAGAAAAATCTCACATTGCAACTTGGAAAACAGAAACCCCAACATGGTTCAGGGTAGTGGTATAATGTTATGGACAGAGAAATACAGGCCAACTAAGTTAGCAGATGTAGTAGGACAATATGCTTTCACAATTGACGCTGAAAGTTGGGTAGAGAATAATAACATGCCCAATGTATTGTTATTCGGTATAGCCGGAGTAGGTAAAACTGCGGCAGGTATAGCACTAGCAAATGACTTATTAAAGGAACACAAAGAAAATAACTTCTTTGAGATTAATGCTTCTGACGATAGACGGTTAGAAACAGTAAGAAACCAAATCAAGGAAATAGTTTCCACTAGAAAGATAGGTGATGTTCCATTTAAAATTATATTATTAGACGAAATGGATGGTATGACTAAAGATGCACAAAATGCATTGAAAAGAATAATGGAAAGATATTCAGATAATTGTAGGTTTATTATCACCTGTAATGATAGACATAGAATAATACACCCACTACAATCAAGGTGTGCTAATTATAGATTCGAAAGATTGAATAAAAGAACTATGCATTTACTTCTAACGAAGATTTTGGAAAATGAAGGAATTGCACATATTCCCGATGATGATTTAGAAATCTTCATAGAGTCCCTGCATGGAGACATGAGGCGAGGGCTGACTGAATTACAGGCTGCAACCAACAGTAAGTCCTCACTCATTAGTCAGATAGACAAAAATTTAGAACCGTATACCCATATATTACAAATGCTTGATGAAAATAACTATGAAAATTCTTTGGAAAAGGTGCATGATTTGATTTATAATTCCGTTGATATGAAAACTGTATGTATTAATTTACATGATGTTGTTATAAAAACAGACATGCAATCCGCCAAGAAGTTCAAATTACTTCGGGTTATCGGGGAGGCTGAATGGAGGAGTAATAGTATGACTCCAAAATTGCTGGCATCTTGGATGATAGGGCAGATGATTTAATGATAGAATTATTACTAGGAGTTGTATTTTTGAGAATTATAATTAAATTTTTAGATAATGGTCCTAGAAACAGATGGTGAAAAAATGAGTAAATTAGATATTAATAATGATGGAGTCGTAGACCACAGAGATGTAAGTCATCTTTTGTTGAGATACGAAATTATAGTGGTTGGTGGTGCGTTGCTAATAGTACTACCAGTATTGAACACTTTAAATTATATTAGCGTAGATTCCAATTTCTTTTGGATATTGTGTGGCTTAGTCATGCTAACAGAAGGACTGGTAGAAATAAAACAAATGAAAAACAAGGAGAAATAAATATGAATGATGAAATAATGAATGAAATAAGGAAAGCAGCAGAACTGCTCGGTATGTCCGAGTCAGATGCAACTGCTAAGTTCGAGGAGATATGCTCTAAGAACTCAGTAGATGCGTCACAAGAACCCCTTCTAGCAAGGGGACTTTGGAGACAATTCTTCAGCAATTCTAGAAACGCAATGAAAAGACAGAACACACAACAACAATCAAGTAACAGTTTGTTCAAGCCAGCATTTGGCTTCTTTATTGCTCTAGATGATGCTAGAGATATGGCTAAGATGAACCGTGAGAGAATCACAAATGAATACATGCGTGATAGTGCTACAACATATGACCTAGGTAAGATTGCTATTTTCACGCAACTTGACGAAGGATACGAAGGAAGAATGATGAAAGACAATGAAGAGGTAATTCGAGTAATGGATAATTTACCTGCTAATCATGTTGAAGTAGATACTCAACAGTTTATAGTACCATTAGATACTAGACAAGGTGATTGGAATAAAAACTATGGTAAACCTCTACCTAAGGTAGAATATAGAAGAAGTGGAGTATTTTTGGGAGAAGTTGATGGTGTAATGGGGAAATGGTTTTTCTCATACAAGGGAGATTCTTCGAAGACTTTCCAACCTAAAACCTTCGAATTTGTACACTTTACATGTATACCTAATTCCTTTAACAAAGAAGCAATTAGTGGTGGAACTACACAGACACTAGAATCACTAGTATACAATATAGATTTACCTGATGGTTCAGAAATGAAAAGAAATGTAGATTCAATATCACTACAAGATTCTATTATGCAATACTGTGAAGGTAATTACAGTCCATTAGTAGACTTAGATAGATATCATAGTCAAGTTATGTCAAAGGCATATGCTGATAGATTCGTTTTCACTGACGGAAGTGTAACTAGTATCAACATGACACCAACAAGCAATGGTAATCGTATTATCAATCTAGATGATTTAAACACTGACTTCGATTTCGATAATGAAGGTTGGAGTGGAACTACATGTTGGATTCCTTCTAATGTAAATATTGACTTTGGAATCGGTTCTAATGTTATCGTTGTAGGTAGAACATCTCAATCTAGAGATGAAACAGGTGCGCCAAATCCTACTACTATTAATGTAAATGGAATATATGTTGTAACAAACAGAGGCGGAAGTCCTGAACAGATTGATTTCGTAGAAGAAGATGAAGACAGTTGGTTCTTTGATTGAGGGATTATAATGTCTGAATATACAATATCAATGAGTCCTGATGGTGAATCCATGACTCTTCATGGGGTTAGTTATGCTATCCCTATGGAGAACGTGGATTTCATCACATGGAAATTCAATGGAGAAACTTCTGAGTACTGGTGTAAATTACATTTCAGTCAGAAGGATGTCCGGTTAAAAGTAACTATCGATGAACTCAACCATATATTGGGGGTATGGAGAGGGATTCAATTTAATATGAATAAATATGGTGATAAATATGAGTTGGGAAACACAAGGTAAAACAGCAGTAAACACACAACAGAACGCAGAAGGAAACTATGCTCTTCGAAAGAAAGCAATGTTGGCTAGGATAAAGGAAGTACAGGAGAATAATAAATCGTACCTGTGCTTAGGTATTTGGGGTGAACCTAAATCTGCAAAGTCAGCAACGGCTATGGATATCTTAACAGAAGAAGATATCAAAAACGGAATGCATGTATTAATATTTGATTTTGATAATAGAGCAATCGATGTCAAAAGAAACCACTATAATAATATAGAAAATATTATTGTGTACAATCCTATTGTTAGGAAAGATGAGAGTTTAGTAGACTTCGATGAAACTATGGATAACGCTAGGGCTTTTTATGCATTAGCAAAAGAATATCTTGCCGATGATAAGTTAAAAGCAGTAATAGTTGACGGAGCAGATAAACTTCTAACTGATGTATGTGAAACATATATGCGAAATAAACACAAGATGGATGCTGACACAGTAATTAAGCAACCTCCGTATGTTTGGGGAGATAGAAATACTCCCTACAAGAACTTCTTACACAAGCAAATATTAGAAATGCCGTGTCATAGAATAGTAATAGCACATTCTAAAGATAAATATGGTGGCACACCAAATCCTATTGGAGTAGAAGCAAATTGGCATTCTACGACTGAAGATATCTTTACTGCTACAATTAGAATGAAAAGGGACTTACGTAAAAACGGAGCAGAATATACTGCAACAGTTGAGGCTAGTGCTAAAATGCCACAGTTGATTGGTAAAAGAAGAAAAGTATTGTCAATAAACGATGGTACGGTTGAATGGATTGGTTTCCCCGAAATTAAGGCGGGTGAAATATAATGAGGAATAAATATGAAAATGAGAATAATGACAAAAGTATTGAGTGAAGCACTACAAGATGTACAAATGAAAGGCAAGTATCATAATGGGGAGTCTGCTAAAAACAGTGAACTTTCAAATTATGCAATGTTAGAAATGGTTGGTGAAACACAACTAGCATTATACAACGCTGACATGACTACGTTATGTAGAGTTATCATAAATGTAGATGAATGGTTAGGTGGAGCAGAACAGTCTATGACTGTGGTTGAAATTGATAAGATGTTAACATATCTTAAAACATATAACGAAACCACTCTATTAGATATTGATGATTATATTGTACTGTCGGATGGTGTTAGTACAGCAACACTTCCGATAGTATTACATCATCCTAATTCTGCAATGATTGCTAGGATTCAAGGATATAATATTACACAGGAAAGTCCCGTGTTTAGTAATGTAACCTTTGAAACAATAATCAATACATCTTCTTCCTTCCTTACAGATGCAGTAAAAAGATGTGACACTATTAACAATGCTAGATATCTATTTGATTACAATGGTAATACATTAACTCTAGGTAGTCAAAAAGGTGCATCATCTGTTGATAAAATTGTAACAGAATTAAATCATCTAAACATAGAAGGCGACCCATCTACGGTTGAGGTAACAGGACAGTTCCACAAATTCTTTCGTGGTATTGTACCAGTCACAATTTATCTAAAAGATGAGTCTCCTGTTATTTGGACAGCAGAGAATAAAATCTTAATTAAAGCACCGTATATTACAGGATGATAAAATGATAATTACAGATACAGAACAAGGCATCCATCTTAGATGGAGAGACGTAGAAGGAGTACGTTGTGAGAATACAATTTCTCATGACGACTTCTCTCCGTATTTCTTTGTTAGAGCAGTTGACGTATTTAGTCCTGACCAAGATAATAAGTTAAATGAAGATATATATCTCAAGGAAAAGTGGGGTGGAGCAAACTCACACTACAAGTTAGTTGTAAGTTATACGAATGGTGATTGGGTTAACTTAGATAATGAAGAACTAGTCAAGGTAACTTGGAAACCAAGTCATCCTAGATATATGAAGAAATTGAAAGAATACTTTCATGCTTATCCTATTAATACATATGAAGCAGATGTCAGACATCACTATCGTTATGCGGTAGATGAAATTGAATACATACCTGAGTATGATTTGAGGAAATGGTATTGGGATATGGAATGGCAACAAGGTGGAGAACATGATGGGAGCATAACTTGTGTAGTTATGTACGATAACTTTGAAAAAACCTTTTACAGATATAGTTGGTTTCCTAATCTTTCAAAGGTAAAGGAAACATATACACCTAGTATTAATGAGAATGTAAAGGATTACATGTTTCACGACGAACAAACAATGCTTGAAAATTTTATACTCGCTATACAGGACAAAGACCCTGACATGTTAATCTCATGGTTTGGTTGGAAATTCGATTTACCTAAATTAATTGAAAGACTACATGCTAACAATATAGACCCTAGATTATTGTCACCTGTCAAGGAAGTAGATGGTGTATCTTGGTCTATCAAGAACGGAGGTATTAATTTACATTCTAATAGAATAGAAAGTTATTCTCCTGTAACTCAACCCATCAAGGGAAGAATTTGTGTACCATTAGATATGGCTTTTGAAAGGCAGTGGAATGATGCTCAACGAGGAACTTTACCTTCTATGGCGTTAGACTATGTTGCTGAAACAGTACTAGGACAAAAGAAACTAGTAAGTGAAAAGTTTCCTGATAAGAGTGAATTCTTTAGAAGAGGTTGGTTAGAAGACACTACTACATATTTAGAATATGCACAAATAGATGTTGACTTACTTGTTAAAATAGATAATACTAATCATACAACTGAGGCAATTTTATCTCTACAACGTTTACTACTAGCACCATTCGATGCATGTTTCTATGCAAGCAATATGGGAGGAATAT